GGTCTGGACGATAGCCGCCGCCAGGCGCTCCACGATCAGCGCCTTTGCAGCGCCGCGCGGGAGATCCACGCCCATGTCCTTGGCCAGCTTTTTCAGGTCGTCCTTGGCCATTTTCTCCAGCTGTGCGGGATCCAGGTGGCCCTCCACCATGTCGACGTTTTCACCGCTATGGTTGCCGTCGTGGTTCTCCTGGCTCTCCTGGGTGCCCTCTGTGGTGTCTGTATCCTCCCGGGTGTCCTGGGTGGTGTCGGCGTTCTCGGTGCCGTTCTGGCCGCCGCCAGCGTCCTGCGGGGGCATTGTGGCCTCCTCCGCCGCGTCGTCGGTCATTTTGGCGCTTTCAGCGGAAAGCCACGCCTGTACCATGCGCTTGTCATGGGCGGGGAGGGCGTCGCCCGCCTGATACATACGCCCGCCGTACAGGATCGGGCGCTGTGCTGTCAGTCGCTTCATGTTCCTTTCCTCCCGGCTCTTAGCCCAGCAGCTTCACCAGTACGGTTTCGTCTGCGCTGGCCGCAGGGGCGGCAGCGTAACCCGCCGGCACATTCCCGGAGGCCGTGGTGGTGATCTTTTTATCCGTGGCGCTGTAATAAAGCGCGGCGCCCATGGTAACATCGCCGGTGGCCTTTTCCATCTCAAAGACGCCCACCACATGGAGGTGGCCGGTTTCGCCGGCGGCAATATCTTCACCGGCCACGCCGATCCTGGTTCCCAGGCTCACCACTTCGCCGTTTTTAACTGCGGCGCTGGCCTTGTAGTCCAGCACCTCGCCTTTCTGCCAGTATTTTGCGGTCATGTTCTCTTACCTCCTGTCAAATAGTCGTGCCGGGGTTCTTGGTGATACCGCGGAAATCAACCGCAGTAATGCCCCAGTCCAGCCAGATGTCCCACACAAAGCCCAGGCGGCCCGGAACCTCGCTGCGGCGAATGGTGGGGGTTTCCTGGCCGTTCAGGTAGTCCACCTGCAGGCTCTTGGCGTAACGCTGATCGCCGGCGACAAACCAGGGGATCGCATTGCCGTCACCGGCCAGGACGTTCAGGGCGCCCTCCTCAATGACCTGCAGCTTGTTGCGGTACTGGTACAGGGCGTTTGCGGTGTGACTGCCGATCCCGGTCACGTCGATCTGCGCGGTTTCCAGGATCTGCGACAGCTTGAATCCGTAGCCCACGGGAACGATCACATACTTGGGTTCCACCATGATGGAATCACCGAACGGATCCTTCTGGTGTAGCAGTTTCAGCATGGCGGCCTGCAGGGTGTCAATGGACGGTGCGGCACCGTCGGCGATCAGGTTGCTGTGGGCGTTGTCGAACAGGGAAACGCCGTCGAAAATGGCGGGGTTGTCGATCAGGATCTTGTAAACCTGCTTGTTGATCGTGCGCTTGGCGCTCATGGCGTAAAGGCCGGGCATTTCGGTGATGAAACCCACGTCGTCGTTGATAAACGCCTGACGGGTCATGCTGAACTGGCGGCCAAAGGTGTCGATCTGACGCTGGGGAAGCAGTTCCGTCTTGGGGGTGTCGGCTTTCAGTTCGCCGTTTTCACCCACGCGCAGGAACTCACCGGCGCCGCCGGCCAGATAGCTGTGATCCTTGGTGGGCTTAAAGTCGGTCACGCTGCCCTTGGTGGTCCAGATCTGGAACGTGGTGGGAACCTCATGGTACAGCTGGACAATGTTTTTGCGGATCGCGTTGTCCAGGATCGCGGGAAACGCCGCGGTGGGGTTGAAGAACTGGCGGCAAGCCTCGTTCCACAGATCATCCTTGCTCATACGCAGCAGAGAGGTGGTGGTGCCCACGCCGTCCCGGGCCATGCACTCAATGGCCAGATCGCGCAGGGAATAGCCGCGCATTTCCTCCGCGCCCTGGGCGGGGTTCTGGACATTCACACCGGCCCGCAGCAGCATGGCATCCACGGCCGCCTTGCGGAAATTGTCTCCTTCGTCACCGTTCATGCGGCTGGAAACGGGGGCGCCGTGTGCCAGCAGGTGGTCCACCGCCGCCTGTCTTACGGTGTCCATGCTGTCCCCATTGCGGATATGCTCCGTGGGATCCATGCCCGCCTGACGGCACAGCGCGGTAATGTCGCTCACGCGC